GATAAATGACACTGTTCCAGCAGATTTATCATAAGATGTAAATCCTGGGTAGAATGCAGTTAGTGCAGTTTCACCAGAGCCCGTAAGAGCCATTGCCTTAACACCATCAAAATCGGCGCCAGACACCTGTGAAGATGATATTGTTAGTTTTTGAAGCGTACCAGCAGCTTGTGATGCTGATAGTGCAGAGTCACCGCGGATATCAGTAATAGATGCTGATGCAGCGGTAAAGCCCATTGATGCAGAGATATCGTTAATCGAATATCCCCACTTGCCGCCGCCATAAAGGCCGCCAGCAGGATCACCAGAGCTGGATGTGTCACCATGAAGGTCAGATGATTTCGCATGCATTTGACCGCTCTGTTGAGTTGAACCATATTTAAAGTCTAAGTAAAATATTAGACCAGACGGTAGGTTCATTGGTTGAACAGAAACAAATTCCTGTGCTGATAGTTCAGCAAAAATTCTTCGTACCAGAGGAAGGGCAACGCCACTCCACTGTTCCTGATTTGCTGAAGTTCCTACTTGAGATGCTTCGTCGATTAACTGTTTTGCTTGGTTTTCCAAGAGAACAGCCATACCGGCGGTATCACTCTCATTTTCAAATCCGTCGAGTAAGCCTGTCGGCTCCCATTTCTCAACCAATCTACGTGAGGAATCTAAAAGCACATTATGAGGATTGTATCCGCCCATTACGTCTTTTACTTGTTTATTGTAAGACATTGAGTTTCTCCAATTAAATAATGTTAGCTAATTTCTTCATGCGGGTCTTAAATTCGACCTGCTCACCGATGATTGGTTTTTTTGATTCAGTAGAAGTAGTAGGTTTAGAAGCTTGACTTTTACGTTTAGCAGATTCATTAACCGGTTTACGTTTCATAGACTCAGCAAATGTAGTATAAACAAGTTTGACTTCGCGTACGTTAGCAGCTCTATCAAATTGTTCAATAACTTTCATCTTCTGTTCTTCAGATACGTTACGGCTTCTGAATAACTTATTCGTGTAAAGTAGCTTGGCATTAAGAAGATTGACTTCTTGAAGCTTAGTCCTTAAGTACTGAACAGTCTGTTTGTACTCACCAAGCTCTTTAGCAATTGAGTCTTCTGCTTCGGGAGCTTCTGGGGCTTCTTCTTCATCGTCTTCACCTTCTTCTGTAAGTGCCTTGATGATTTCGTCAAGATCGATATCTTCATCTTGGTCTTCAGGGGCGGGAATTTCTTCATCGCCTTCTTCATCTTCCATTCCAGGAACCATGACTGGTGCTTCATCATCATCTTCATCTTCCATTCCAGGGGCTATCGGTTCTTCCTGCTCTACAGGCTCTTCCGGTGCCATTGGATCTTCGTCTTCGTCATCCATTCCAGGTTCCATACCAAGTTCTTGTTCGAGTTGACGTAGAACTTCTTTCAGTTCTTCATCATCATCTTTATCTTCTATTCCGGCTTCGGGGTCACCTGCAGGCTCTTCTTGTTCACCTACTGGTTGATCTGGCGCTTTTTCAGCCTCATCATCTTCCGCTCCGGCTTCTACATTCTCACCCACTGGTTGATCTGGGGCTTTTTCAGCCTCATCATCTTCCTCGCCAGCTGCTGAAGCTGAACCTTCTTCTTCGGGTCCTTGACTATCGGCCTCTGATGCTGCTGCATCAGGGTCCTTATTGTCGCTGGCTCCGATTTCAGAAGAGTCCATAATTTCATCTACTGGATCATCGGGTTTATCCTCACTGTCGTCGTCCATTTCAGCTTGTAGCTTTCTAGACAACATTGATTTCAAGTGTGGAGTAAAGGCCTCCTCGAGGGCTAGCTTAGCATTTGCTAACGCAGTTTCGCGTACTGCTTTTGCGTCGGCAATTGCTTCTTGCAATAGTTTATCCATTTGGATTTCTCCTCTAAGAGAGTTATATAGTTATTTGGGAACTATAATCAGGTTTGATTATTTCGAACACCCAACGAATGTGGGTGTATTATATTTACATATAAATATAGAATAATATATCTAAAGTTGTGCTTTTTTTGAACGAATCTGTGCCCTTAATCTTCCTTTAGCACGCATCTCTCTTCTCTTGACTGAGGGCTTTGTATAAAACTGACGCTGTTGAAGCTCGTGAAGTATTCCTGTTTCCTTCACTTTCTTTTTAAACTTCTTAAGAGCGTATTCGAATCTGTTGTTAGTAACCTTTACAAAAACCATACTATTTAATATTTTTCGTCTTCATCTTCCATGCCTACAGGTTCTTTTTTCGTATTTTCATATCCATCTTCATTCAATTCATTAATATTAAAATAACGATTTAAAATATTTCCCATATCTTCATACAAAGCAGACATCCTATCCTGTAATCCTTGCGCTTCATTTGATATCTTATGAAATTGTGTTGCCTGTTTCTTAAGTTCTGCCATATTACGTTGTACTGTCACCTTATCAAACCAATCTTCTGTCTCTTTAACAACATGTTTTTGAGCAGACTTTGCAATTTCCATAAATGTGGTACCAACTTCACTTAAATTATGCTTTTTATAAATGGAATTACCATAAGATGCAAACTCTGAAACGTGTTTTACAAGATCTTCACGCGCCATTAATTTTTCATCTTCTTCTTTTTGAACAAGCTGTTTTGCAATTTTGGATAACTCAATACCACTCATGCGTTGTGTGGGTTCTAGTTTATTGATAGCGCCAATTTCAACAAGACCGCCAATTGATTCGTTTAAAATATCTTTGAGCTTCATTTTATTCTCCTGATAGAATATGTCTAATACCTTCTTCTACCTTATTCCACTTATTAATTTTTACAATATTGCTTCCTTTTGACTCGTGTACTGGTCGTAAAAAAGCACCGTGTGTAGACGGATTAGATACAAAATCAAATCCAATTAACTCAAAATCATCCTGAACTTCATCAGATGCGCTTTCTTGTTTTATAGAGCCTAATCCTCTTGAGCTAATTCCTAATTTAATTCCTGCTTTAAATAATTCTTTTAAAATATTGCCAGATGGGGTACCTAAAACTTCAACTGTTCCCAATAGATCATTACCTTCCCAATGCATCTCTAAAACATTATGTGAAACATTTTGTAAATTAACAACTGAGCTATCAGGATGATCTAATTCTCCCATTGCCCTGCGCTGTTTAACAAATTCTACATGATACTTCTTGGCTTCCCTTACTAAAATTTCTCTTGGATAGATTCTACCATTTTGATTCTTTGATTCGGCACGTTGCAACACACCTTTCACTACTAATTTTCCACCATTCTTCTTTAATGATTCATTAATTAACTCGGGGGAAACATCAAAAGGAATTACATCTACTAAAAGTTGTTTATTCATTATATTAAATCCTTAACACGCGTTGATAATCTAAGTAATTTTTCTGATATCTTATTGAGCGCTGTCTTTGTTCTTTTCATATAATTATCAGACTCAAATTTCATTTCATTCTTTAATTTTACATTGTACTTTACTGCACGTTCAAGTAGTGAAATACCATCTCTAATATTCATCATTGACTTGGCAAGCTTTTGTTTTGTTGTCATTGATTCATCATTTCTATAATCCCAGTAAGTACTCTCAGATAATTTTTTTGCCACAGACATACCAACACTCAATTTCAACTCATCTTCACTATCTTTTTCATCTGCCCTAAATGCATGCGGTGTGCTATATTGGCCACCTACACTTGCAGTAGTATTTGCCTCTTCGAGCTCTTTTCTAATAAGCTCTCTGATAATTTCTCTAAGAGTTTCTAGCTTTGACGTCATTTACGTCCTCCAAAAGCTGATAAAATCTCATTAATCTCAGCACATGTTTTGTATTTGGTGCTTTTACTTCTGTTCCTTCAAGTAAATTAATACATTCTCTTATTTTTATTCTGACTACTTTATTGTCTATTGAAGGAAGAGATTTCTTAAGTTCATGCAATACCTGTTTAAATTTTGATTGCAAAAATTCTTTTAAACCATTTGTATTTGAAATACTATTAATATACTCACGTAAAACATCTTTTTGTTGTTTTGATAATTTATTGTACTTCTTATTAAATTTTTCAACTAAGAATTTATAAGCTAGCGAACGGAGGTCTTTATTTTCTTGACGAAGAACATTGACCATTTTATCATCTTTTTTAATAACATCACTCGTTATATGTTCTAAAACAGTAAAATAATTTCTTGAGGCAGACGCAGGATCAGAATAATCCTCTTTTACAACATTATGAATCGAAGCAAAAAGTTTATAGTTATGAACTTTTGACTTAAAAAAATCAGAAATATTAAATGTCTCTTTAATTTGTTTAATAAGCTGATATTTTTCGCTTGTTAGCTTCTTTCTATTGATATGCTTATTGTAAGCTGTTATCGTTGTTTCAATGAGATGCTTGGCGCGCCCTTCAGACTTAAATTTGGAGTTTAAAAGAACATTGAAAAACTGAACTTCCTTGAAAAGTTCAGAATTTTTATGAAAATTCTGGCCTAAAATCTCTGTTGCTTTGGATGAAGGGTTATTATTAAGCGCATCAACTGCAATTTGTCTAGTTAATAGCTCAAAAAGTAAACCTCCATTCTTGTATTTTGAATGCTTCATCTTGACCCTTAGCTAAGTTTACTAACTTTGTTAATAAATATATGTAAATTAAGTTTTATCTTTAGTTCCATTTACTTGTGTCTCAATGTCCTCTATTTCATTTAACATTTTTCTTTCACGCTTATCAAAATGTTTCTTTACAGCATCGTAATGTGATAATGCCAGTGGACTTTTTCTGTAATCATGCTTAACTGGGTTATCATCTCGTCTTTTTGCATGCGTATAATCATATTTTCCTAACACATCTCTTACATCATATGTCTCTCTATCTTCTTCATCTCGATTACTATCGTCATTCTCATCTTCATCTTCAGCTTCCATTCCTGGTTGAGTTTCCATTTGTCCTTCTTGCGCTGGTTGTGCAGGATCATTTCCTTCGTTTTCAATTGATTGTAATCGATATGCCTTTTTCTTGTCTTCGACTACTTCACCAGCCATTTCTTCTGTCTCTTTATCTGTAAAATTAAAAATATTATCATATATCCACTGTTCTGATACTAGCGATTCGCCTATCATATCCCTGGCAATTGAATTTTTCTTTTCCCAAAGCTCTAATCGTTCCTGTTCATATATTGTAGAAGGATTAGTTAACTCTAGCTCAAAATCCACTAACGCTGAATCTGTAAAGCCCTGTGAGTATAAGTGAACAACTGCTATTTTTGTTAATTCACTTATTGTTATTCTCTGTACCCTCTCAATTGTTCGTGCAAATCTAACATCTTCTGCTGCAAGTGTAGCCTTAGATCCTACCTGCTCCTCATATCCTAAAAATGCCTTTGGTATTTTAAGCGCAGCTAAAAGTTTATTTCTCAAATATTCAATATCTTCAACAGCCTCATAAGTCAATCCAGGAAGAGAGTCTATAGAAGTTCCAGAATCTCCACCACGAACTGGTAAATAAAAATCCTCTGTGAGATTCTGCATATTATACTTTAAATTGTAGTCGCCTGTTGTTTCATCCATAACAGGCGCTTTTTTCATCTTATCAATGATTCTTTTCATGTATGTATCAACTTCATTTGGAGGAAGATTTCCAATATCAACTTTAAATACACGTTTCTCAGGTGCTCTCATAATTCTATGAATCAGCATAGCATCTTCCATCAACGAGAGTTGTTTCCATACACGACGACCCCCTTCAATCATAGATTTTCCATAAGGAATATAATTTGAATCTGATAAAAGCCTAAAATGCGCTATTTCAAAATTTTCAAATTCTGAATTTGCTGCATTGTACGGTGAATTTCTTGGATCTGTTGCATCTAATGTGAATTTTACTTCATAAGGATTTTCTGGTTCAGCACCCTCTATTCTTGATACATCATAAGACGATAATGGCATAACATTTATGATGCCATATTTCTCTTGAATATCAAGCTTAAGAAAAAAGTCCCCATATTTAACCATATTTCTTACCCACGGCCAAAGATTGAATTCTATATTTAAGATATCATAAAATAAATTATGTAATATTTCATGTATCGATGGATTATTTGCTTTTATCTCTAAAACATTACCATATTCAGATTTCATAGTAGACTCGTCTGCATAAATATCAAGGGCTGATGAGATAATTGGGTCATCATCCATCGCCTCATAATCCCTAAATAGAGCCAATCTCTGTGCCTTAGCTAATTCACCTGAATATCCGTAGTATGATCCAGCACCTCCCCTCGATTGAAATGAGGAATATAATCTCGAATACCTTCCCATCAGAGATTTTGAACCCATCTGAATTTTATCAGTATCTATTATCTTTAACTTTCTTCCACCAACGTTTCTTACAATAACATTTGTAGAAAAAAGTCTTTTTATTCTATCAAAAAATGTATCTTTTTGTGCCATTATTTCTTACCTATTAGCCAAGTTAATGATTCTTTTGTATCTCCTACTGCCATTGTCCAGCCAAAATCATCTTCATTCTCTGGAACATAAACTGGAGAACTTGCGCCGATCTTCGACATAGCATCTCTAGTCATATTCATATTTTCTTCATGAAGTCTAAGCGCTGTGTCTCTTATCCAGACACCTATTGCCAAACTCATAACGAGATCATCATTGTATCCCTTAAGAGCCTCTGGCCTGCCATTATTAAATATAAAAACATACAGCTCATCGACAGTACGAATAGAATTTATTTTTAATTGTCTCTTTCTAATAAACTGTGACAGTTTTTCAATGATGAGTGGTCTATTCTTCATTGTTGTTGTAAAGCCTGGAATCATATTCTTCTCTTCAGTTCTGTATTTATTTGTGTATTGTCTCTTAGAGTCAACATACCTAACATCACGTTTCATCCAGAATAAATTTTTATAATCTCTATCAAGCAGAACCTGAAGAACTGCCCAACCAACATTATTATTCTCCACTACTAGCAACGCATCATTATATTCTGTCGCCACTGACATTAAAATATTTGCAAATCTTGTTGTGTCAACTTTGCCCTTAAACTCTGCAACCTGCTCCAGTGTTTCAAGATCTATCACATGAAATGCTGAGTGATCTGATCCATCACCTCTTGCAACGTCTGCAGCCATTAAATACTTCCTATCTTGCTCTGGTTGTTTCCATATCCACATGCCAGAATTATATCTTTTTTCAGTAGGCTCATTAACAAATTTATCTTGTATCTCTTTAATTAACTTTGCAGAAATAACTGACTGTCCTGAAGATATAAAATCACAATCACACTCCTGTGCTGCCATCGCTCGTCCCAATAGTTTATCTTGTTCGTCTCTCCACTCTTGACCCCTATTTGGGTGAGTTGTCCAGTGTAATTTTATGAAATTAAAATTATTTGTGCCAGCTTCAGCAGCAGACCACGTCTTATGAAACCAATTTCCCATACCATTTGGAGTAGATAGAGCAATACACTTACCACCAGTTGCAAGTGTTTGTTGTGAAGCTGCCCATATTTCATCTATATTCTTTATAAATGCTGCCTCATCCATGATTAAGAGAGACAATGCTTCAGAACGACCTGCTTCACTAGTTGAAGATATTGCCTTTATCTGTGATCCATTATTATATCTCTGCTGTAATTTATTATCTTCGACGCACTGTTGTTTTAGCCATGCGGGAAGTCCCTTATGCATTACTCTAACTTTTGTAACTAAATTTTTAGCTACTTCTTGCTTAGTTGCAATAACAAGAATATTTTTATCATTATGAAAATTCATTAACCATAAAGAGTATCCTGCTGTCAGTGTTGAAAGCCCTAACTGTCTAGCTTTTAAAATTATATTGTAGTCATGACCTTTGAAATCATGCAGTGTTTTTTCTTGAAAGTCGTACAAATTAAATTTTATTTTTCCCCTTACAGGATGCTGAATAATACAGTACTCTTTCATAAAGTATATTGGGTCTGTTGCACACTTTACGTATTCACTGCGCATTGCATCTTTTAATTCTTTTTTAGACGGCATATACTTCCTCCAATCTTTGCTTTATCTGTTCTAGCGCAGATCCTAATTCTTCGAGTGCCTCATTAGCTAAAAGATCTATATTTTTATCTTTTTCGTATGTTTCAATATGAACAAATCCCGTATCAATATTCACTGGCTCTACAATTTGTAAATCTCCTTGTTTTTTCCAAGCTTTGATTGATTCTATTTGTTCCTGGATAAGTGACTTTTTATTTTCCAAATACTTGCCCTTTTCCCAGTTCTCAAATGTTCCGTCTATTCTCATCTTATGTTCAACTTCAATTTGACAATCCATACAATGACCGAATAATCCCCAAAATTTGTTATCTAACCTCTTCTTCATTACAAGATTACATTGTGGGCAAAACCACGGCATACGAACACCAGCCATAATCTCTGTAAGGTGACTCTTAATGTCACCTTTCTTTTTTTTCTCTCCCTTGTAACCAACCATT